CTTGTTGCTTCATAGCAAAGTAAGCCTGTTGTTTCTCACGCTCAAGCATCAACTTAGCAGCCTCTTTCTCACGCATTAACTGCATCTCAAGGCTTGCCTTTTGTTGAGCCATCTGCATATCAATTTGCATTTGCTGTTGTTGCAATTGCATATCAGCTTGGGCTTTTTGTTGGTTAGCCTGAATCTCAGCCTGAGTCCTAGCCATCAAAGCCTCAACCTCTGGAGGCATCTGTTGCTGTTGTGGAGGAGGATTAGACAATGCTTGATCTTGCTCTGGTGTGATCGCTTTGTAGAACTCACCAGAATCCTTAAACCCTGCCAACTCAACCATCCGACCTAAGGTAGAACGATACTGAGCAGGTGAGACATAAGGATTAGCAGGGCCATACTGGTTAATCAATTGCTCTTGTTTTGCAAGAACCATGTTCAGCATAGCCATTTGCTCTTGTCTGTTACCAGCACCCAAACCTACGTTAATCGCTACATCGTATTGATTAGCCCATGTGCGAGGGTCAAACTCTACAAACTCACCACGCATACGCACCAAACGAGGCTTGTCTTGGTACTTACACAAGAGATGCAAGATACCTTTAAACAGAGACTTAACACCTGTCTCAGCAAACAATCGAGCCATCAGTTCAATCTTACCTGCACCAGCTTGTTGCATAGAAGCAACAGCAGCAGCAGTCACGTTCTGCAAGATAGATGGGTCTAAACCCTGTGAAGCATCAGATACGCCAGTACGCTTAGACTGCATTGTGTCCAAGTACTGAAGCATTGGGAAAGCAGCAGTCGCTACGTTCTGCACAACCAATTGAGATACAGCACCCTGAGACTTGGCACGAATAACACCACCTGCTGTAGATGTAAGCAAGTCGTCAAGGTTTACTTGACCCTCAACAGCGACTACTCGTGCATTGTTTGTCAGGTAAAGGTTATCCAGAATCTGACGAGTGATCGTAGTCTTGATTAGCTGAATGTCTGTGGTTCTGTCAGCAAGGGAGTTACCAAAGAACTTGTGTGGAATTGGAATAGGGCAGATTGAGTGGAAAGGAACGTAGTCCACTTCCTCGACCATCTCTTTACCCTTCTCATCTTGAAGAATCTCGTTAGATGCGTAGAACACCTGAACGAGTGAGGCAATACCCTTACCATTTACATCAGTCTTTACATAGCACTCAAAAACCTCAATCTCTTGCATGGATGGGTCATCAGTCTGTACTTGGTAAGGTTGCTCACCAGCAGAGAAACGAGCCACACGCTCTGGAGTGTATGCAAGAGCATCATCCATTTGCAGACCTTCTACCTGCTTCTTGTTAAAACCCATAGCAACCAAGTCACTACGAGTCAGCATCTGTCTGTGGGCTACAAATGGGCTATCAGCAATGGTGCGAGCCTTCTTGCTAATCAGGAATTCCTCTGGAGGCACGTTCTCAATGCGAACCCGACCAACCATCTTCTTCTGCTGCACCATTACATTGTGAACAGCGTTAATAACTGGCATACCCATCGGGTCTATAACTGGCTGACCCATTTGGTCAAAGATGGGAAATTCTTCTGTGTCTTGCTCGACAATCTCCATTGTGTCGTCAGACATAAGCATTGCCAACTCATCGTTGGACAAGTTGAAGTAACGCTCTTTGGTGATATTTTCCTCGTCAGACCAGTATGCTTTAACTACTCCATTTTTCTGAAGCAGAGCATCCTTAAACCAATCATGCAGAATGGCTACACCTTCGTTGTCCCTATTGAATACCCAATTACAGTAATCAGTAGCTTGCTTGGCAGAGGCTTCATCTCTTGGGCCTTGTGGTTCAAAAACCACAATGTTATCTGAGCCTGTAAAGATGCGAACTAAAGAGGGTAGCGCACCATCAATTGCTTCGGCTACCTCACCTGTAACGATCTGAGACTTTCCCTCAACTTCATTCCCGTAAGGAGAACGTAAGTAAGCCTCTAGTGCTTGTTTGCGCTGCTCTACAGTCTCACTCTCAATAAATCCGATAGAGTCGTCAATTTCTGCCTGTAGTATCGACTTCAAGTCGTTCGTTTCCATGTGCATCCTTTGGAGGGCGACCTAGTTTCGGTCTTGTCGGTAATTGTAATGCTTTTACCACATTTTCTAACATTTCAAGACGAGTTTCAAGTTCTTTTATCTTTGGGGCAAGATTGACCCCTTGGCGTTCTACATACATTACACAATCCATTTCGGTGCTTTGTTAATCGGCTTAGACCAAGTGCTATGACCTTCATCAAGTCCAAGGGCTAAGTATCTGAAACTGTCACTTCCATGACTAGACCAATCGTGTAGTGGTCTTTCATAGAATATCTTACGCTTCTCATCGTAGTCTCTGCGGTAGTTTCTCAGGCAATTCAGTCCTATTTGTACCTTTGGCACGTTAAACCAACACCTCGGCAAGATACGCCTTACAGCCTGAATACCATCATCTAGGCTCATTCTGGGTGCTATTTTGATCTCTAGGCCAGCTTCCTCAAGCATCTCTAGTCTGCTCTTACCTGTGCCTAACTCCCTAACCCTAACGTCATGGGGCAAGATGTGTTCTGCTTTAGAGTAGTCGTTATCCTTAATCCACTTCACATAGTGGTCTAAGCCTACCCCATGATTCTCGTAGTAGTCGATCAATCTGATCTCTGTACCTACTAGTTGGGCTACCCAGATAGACGTAGAGTCACCCATACCCAAGTCCCAAGCTGTAAAGGTTCTGCTAAGTTCCTCCCAAGGAATCTCTTGCATATGCTTCTTATCTTCTAACTCGTTAAGAATTTGCCCGTAGTACGAACCCTCTACAGCAGCGTCAAAACTACACTCAAACTCTTGGCGGTATTTATCCTCACCCATCTCATTGCGAGCCGCCTTCAGTTCTGTGTCATCTACTACACCTGTCTCAGAGGCTTTGAACTCTAGCAAACCCCAACCATCCTCTTTTTCTGCTCTGTCTCGCAGTTCTTTGAAGTGGTTGTGTCCCTTTGGAGTCCCAATAAATAAGCACCATCCTTTGCGGTCTGTCAGGGCAGGGCGAACGATATCAGTCCATATCTTAGGGTTCTGATCGCCTACCTCGTCTAGGATGACCCCATCAAACCATTGTCCACGCAAGGAATCAGGATTGTCAGAACCATAAAGTTGAATCCTTCTACTTCCTAAAAAATCAACTCTTAGCTCTGAAATATTGTTTATTGCCTCTAGTGGCTCAACATATTTAATCAAGTAATCCCAAGCAACACGCTTTGCTTGCCCATAAGTTGGAGCAATGTAGGCATATCTAGCCATGTCATGCTGATTGTTGACAGCTTCCATAATCAAATGGTTTAAAGCTGAAACTGTCTTACCAAACCTTCGATGTGCGACAACTACACCAAAACGCTTTTCTCCAAGCATTTCATGTATTTTTATCTGATGCTCTCTTGGTTTGTAATCAATCTGGACTTCTACTTCTTCCATGTGACTACCATTTTCAAAGGCTTCTCAATATCACTACCAACCTCAATAGCGGAAAGTCTTGGATGAATATATGGGGCAGCATCTTTAGCAACCCTTACAGCCGCCTCTTTGTCGCCATTTTGATAGAAGTCAATCATTGACTCAATCATCACTTCCAACGGTGTTAAACCCATCTCAGCGCACTTTTCTGCAATTTCTCTAGTCTTAGTAGTAACGCTTCCTACTTTTCGACCAGCATTTGCCCTAGCACCACCTCGAGATGATTTAGTTTGATTATTTTCATTTGTCATTTGTATGACCCCTTATGTATCTAGCAATTGCCTCAAATACTTCTGGATTGTCGCAATCTGACTTTAGCCTATTTGCTTTCCACGATATTACACGAACATTTCCTTTGATGTAACCTTTTGTATTAACAACTTTATCAAGTGTAGGGGTTGAGTCACTTTTATGACCATTTCCTTTTGAAGATAAAGTGATACCAAGAACGCAACACTTCTCAGGAATTGCACAATCCTCAACCTCAAGGTCAAATGGAATGTTTGATTTTTTTGCTCTGCTTCGAGCTTCAATCCAAATTGTTCTAGCTGGATTTTTATAGTATCTGACCTTACGCCACTCAACCCATGCTGGCTCTTGTCCATAAGATCTCATGCAAGGCTTACAGTAACTTCCCCTACCAGTAAGGGATGATTTGTTTAAATAAAAATCAAGTGGGTTTTTATAAGTTTTACATCTTGAACAATGATGTAACTCAACCCCATCGTTAACAATTACTCGCTGTTTTCGCTTCATTCACATTCCTTTCGGTTTGTGAATATTTTATCATAATATTTTGATAAATATTAAAAGCCATTTTGTTTGACTCCTCTAGGGTTGGTCAAGGTTAAGTTAGTAATTACTGACCTAGTAGTGACGGCATAAGTTCATAGAGTTTCTTACGCTGTTCTTCGTCTGCTAGTAGTCCTAATGGTAGCACACCAGCAAGAATGTCTGCTTCGTTTCTACGCATTGGGTCAAAGGCAGCGAATCTACTTCTAACTTGGCTAGGCTCTAACAGTACATAACCAGTCTGGTCTGCAAACTCTGTGTATGGCGAGCCTTCTTTTGCTCTAATCATTAACGAGTCATAGCCTTGCTCTTTAAGCCTTTGACGATATGGCTCAACATCAGAGACTCTTGGAACTTCTGTTGCACCAAGTGCTTTATTGGTTGACAGATTACTGGCTGTTCTAGCCATTTGCTCAAATGATGTTGTTTTTGGGTTTTCCATGCGTAACAGCAATGGATAGATAGCACCTTGGCTTCCTGAGTACATTCCTGCACCCAATTCATCAGGTCTATCAGATGCCCATATTCCCATCTGGTCAATGGATGGCTTACGACCGACAATCTCAGTAGAAGCTAGACGATTAAATGCCTGAATGTCGCCTAGTTTGCGACCATCTTCAGCTTCCCAGACTGTTGTTCCATGATAAGCAGGAACATTGTGACCCATAGCCTCTGCCCTCATCTCAGGCGTATTGTCTTTAGGAAGTCCTAGACCACCTTCCTCAACAGGCAATGCAGCATTTCTTTGGGCTTTATCTAGTGCTTCTTGTCTTGGTGCTGATTTTTTAGGCAATTCGTCAAGTAGACTTCTTGAAAAACCAAAGTCTAGCTTTTTAGGCAAACTTGCATCTAATTCACTAATTGGCACATCATAAGAACTCAATGGGAAAAGTTTACGCCTTTCTTCCATTGATAGATTTCTTCTTGCTTGAACAGCACGAGCCTCTGCTTCTCCTGCCGCCCTTAAATATCTTTGAAAGTCTTTTTCATCACCAGATATAAATCCAGAGCCAGCCGCCATACCTTCACGATTCTGGACTTGGTGTTGCATCTCATGGACTAAAGCAGACTTAATTTCTTCGTCTGTTGGGCCATAAGCCTCAATAAACCTACCTTCATCACCATATTCAGCAGAACCTGCTGTTTTAGGTTTTATCCCAATTTCAGTATTGACTTTCTTTAAGAAAGGATAAGCATCATATAACTCTGGATGTGCCATTACTCGTGAGGCATTTCCTTCTGTTACAGGTAAAAATATAGGATTACCTTCTCGGTCTAAACCTATGTTTTCACTTCTTAATTCAATGTTTTGGTCACTTATTTCTTGTCGCCACTTACCATCTGGGCTTTTAAAAGTACCAGTTTTCTCCCAAATTGCTTCAGCAGATTCACCCTTTTTTTCTAATTTCTTGGCTAACTCAGCAGCATCCTTATCCCATGCTCTTGACTTAGAACCAATGAAAATTTTACTTGTAGTGCCTTGCGCTAAATCTTGAAGCAGTCCAGCAGGTAAACCACCACGCTCCATAATCTGTGGTACTACTCTTTCAGCATAACGCTCACCTGCACGACCAACAGCCATAGCCGCCCTATTTGCACCTGATGCTACTGGCACTAACAAAGGTGCGGCTTGACCCAACAAACCTAGAGCAAACGCTGGTTCTGCGGCTTTTCTAATCTTTTCGTAATCAGGATTTAGAACACTAAACCCCATCTGGTCAGGAGCAGTTCCTAACAAACCTTGGACAATTGCATAAGTGCGAGGGTCTGCCAATGTGTTGACATCTCTCTGTCCTGCCAAGGCTCTAGCCCTAGCACCTTGACGCTGTATGTTTGGATTACCAAAAAATGCGCCAAGTTCAGCCATTACTTCATCCTGCCCATCTTCTTAGCAGCTTCGCTCATAGCGATGGCTAGGGCTTGGTCACGGCTCTTGACAACCTTGCCACCCTTACCAGAGTGCAGAGTGCCTTCTTTGTATTCACCCATGACCTTGCCAACTTTTTTCTGACCAGCTTTTGTCATTTTCATGTTGCTCACCATTTAACTTTGTTTGCCCAAAACGCTGCACTCATCTTGCCCTTGGCAATGTTCTCAGCATGACGAGCCTTGAACGCTTCGTTACGCTTCGTGCCATCAGCAGAACCTTTTACGCCTTGCTGACCAAAACGAATCAGCTTTACATCCTCACCAGACTTCGCTAAAACAGCGTGAGACTTGGTTGGATGGTTAGGAGTTCTCTTAGGCTTGTTATAGCCAGAAAACTGCTCTGAGCCTCGCTTAATCATTTCTTTTTAGCAGTCTTAGCTGCTTGCTTAAACGCATCCGCAGTTGGCGCACCCTTCGAGCCAACTTTACGCATACGCTCTGGAGTCTTTCCAGCAGCCTTTTGAGCCTCGATACGATCACGCTTTTTGCGGATGTTCTCATAGAGGCTCATTTTTTAGGCTTCTTTGCTTTGTTCTTTGCAGTACGCTCACCACGCACAGGCATTGGTTTAGGTTTCTTCTGCATCAACTTCTGCATCATTTCCAACGCTTGCTGATTTGTCGTTCCCATCATATTCATCCTCAGTTATTGGCCCACCTGCAATCCATGCCTCACAAGTTCTCTTGGAAGCACACTTAAAATCGAACACTTCGCAGTAACCTAAGTCACCAGCGTCAATCACTTCCCAAGCATCCATCTCCTCGCCATTCATCTCCAAACCTGACTCAATACAAGCAAGCATCTTGGGGGTTTGGATAAAGGCTGAACAGTTACCACAGCGAGACTTCTTAGCCTGAACTGGTGAGTTTCTCCAAGTCTTACTGATCTCACGCCAGTAATCCATGTTGGCTTCGTTGGGGTTCATTGGGCCATAGTTAGCCTTGTCGATAGCCTTCTGACGATTCTCAAGATTGACCTCTACATCACCTGTAGCAACAGGACAAGCCTTGCCACTTTTCTCTTGGCTTTGTATCTCAATTTCAATCTTAACGGATGGTTCTAGCAAGCCTGTCATGGCAATCCTCATGGAGTTTGTTCATTATCCCATAAAAAAAAAGAGAGAACAAGTCTCTCTAAAACTCATGGCAACGAGTGCCTCTATCCTATCAACTTTCTCAGGGTTTCGTTTAAAACTGACATTTCTGTGTGTTTATAAACTGACCAGATTCTTGCTTGTCCATGAATTCCATTATGGCTACCCTGATGGCAGTCCTTACATAGCGGAATACAAAGATACTGCTGATGCTGCTCAATATGGTGAGCATCTGATGGCCCTGACTGACCACAGACCCCACAAGGCATCTCTTTAACCCTTGCAAGGTGTAGTCTTTCTTTATTGCTGAACCTGTTGTTCATTTTGGAACTTTTGTAGTAAAAATGACCAAACAGCACCACCAGCAACTTTGGCTGAAAATTGAAGTGCAACAATTTCAGGCATCAAAACACCAAAGGCAATAGTTGGGAAAAGCAAAGAGTCAACGGCAGCACCAGCAGTATTTGAGTAATTTGCTCGTTTTATCCAAGTTCCTCTGCTTTTGAAAAATACTGCCCAATCAACCAAAGACGCTACCAAGAACGAAACCGCAGAAGCTACTGCAATCATTCCAGCGGCAGGGTTTAGCAAATAGGTTAAAGCACCTGTTCCCAATATCAAACCTCCCATTTGCCATGTTTTAAGTCTTACATGAAGCCAATCTCTAAGTGTTAGATCAAGACCTATTAAGAAAAAAGCATTTAATGGACTAATTGCTGGCCCAAATGTAGCTACTAAAAGGTTTGCGGCAACCATTGCCACCGCATATGTAATTAAAGCAAAAATCATAAAAGTGTTTCCTGTTCCATTGGTTGATAAAAATTCCATTGAGATGGTGAATTAAACGATTCAATCCTTGACCTCATAACTTGCGCTCTGGCTTCCTTGGTTGGAGGTAGATAATTCCCGTGTTTCCAATGCACATCAATGCCAACATTCCTGCCAATATTTGTACTGTCTGCTGACGCAAATGGTAGTTTTGTAAAGATTGCAGGGTCTAGCATCCTTAAACCATGAAGTTTGCAAGCAGGTCTTCCCATGTCGTCACAAAGCACTCTCATGGCTTGGCTCATTTTGACCCACCAGTTTGGTGTGCCTACTGTAGAAAACTCGCCTGAACTCCCAATGCAAACCCTGACATATGTGTTTGCCAGTTGCTCGAGCCTTTCAAGAGATTCGTGCATATGCCAAACTGGTGCGCCAAACCATGTTGGCAATGGGCAATCTCTTAGCAAAGCATCATTGTCTGCCTCGTTGCCATCAATCACATCGGGGATAACTGCAAAGTCACACGATGGAACTTTCTTTAGATTTAAAGCCCAATCATAAAAAGGCTGCCAATCTGTAATTGGCTTTCCTGATCTCCAAGCAGAAAATGCCCCGTTATCAATTGCAAATGATTGAGCCACTTCAATGGCTATAGATAACTGGTCTGAATGGGCAAACGAAACAAACGCATGACCATTTTCAATAGCTTTAACAGCTACTGTCGCAGGAGTTATTGGGAGTCCATGATAATGAATCATTCTATTTCTACCACCAGATTCCCATTTGACTTTATGTAGTCTTTTGTTTTCTGAATGTATCTCTCAAACTCTGATCTTGAGATACTTCCCTGCTGTAAATCAGCATACTCAATCAATTCTCTGATGGCTTTTATACCTTGACCATCTAATCCCATCTTCTTTGTCTCTTGGTAGCGTAAGGCGGCTTTATGGAGGCTATCCTGTGCTGTTTGGCATACAGGTAGTACCTCTGGGCCTACTCCGTTCTTTCCCATCATTTCTGACAGGTTTAGAACATCGACCAAGGTACGCCAGTCAGAGATAATTCCAGAGCCTTTTGTCATTGCGTCTAGTGCTGAGTACTCAAGGAGTCTGAGTTTGTCCAGCTTGTCCCTCTGGGTTATCGATGCTCCCACTAGGGCATGAGATATCGGATTCACCAGATTCCAATGCTTTCTCTTTGTTTTCTTTCTCATTGTCTCTGCCAAATATGGCATCCCATCGGTTTGAGTATTCTTGATTGCTTACAGAAAATGGCCTCTGTGTTGACCCTTTGCTCATTTTTTCATGCCCCTTACGAAAGCAGCAAAACTCTGTGCCGTATCACCAAATGACTTCATTAGGCTGAACTCATGGGCAACCTCATCTAGCGTCTGGTTGCGTACTGGACAGTTCCTACCTTGGGTGCAGTCATAAGTGCAACAGTCCATGCCACTAGACTTGTTTGCTCTCAATATCTGCTTTCCAAGGTTACTGTTTCGCTCAACCATGTTGAAAGCCTCGTCTTCTTCTTTTGTCCATTCAGTCATGCTTGTCCCCTTGCTCGGATAGCTTCGGCACATTCATATGCAGTACCGTCATCTTCCCAAAGATCATCACACACTACTGCACACGCCTCACGCTCATTCTGTACTACAAGAAAAGCAAAGCGTTCAAACATCAATTTGCATTTATCAATTTCCTCAACAGAAAATCCAACCTCTTTTGCTATCTTAGTAATTTCGTTTTGCGTCATGTTTTCACCTGTAAAGATATAGGTACATAGATGCAAGCCTTGTCTTTGCTGTTAATTACATGGACTGTCGTTTTATGCTCAGACAATGGCCTTTTGCAGTTTGCACACTTTGCATCTGGATGCGATGGTTTGCAGCCTAGAAGCATTAGACGCACCTCATGTCGTAGTCAACAGTTTTAGCGTGATCTGCCTCATCTAAAAGGTGTTTAGAAAGACGCATACTTCCCTCGATCTCTAAATCACGATACTGTTCAGCAGTAAAGATACCCATCAGCGAAATCTTTTCGTAGATCACATCTTCGATGTTCTCGTTATAAATGCCTTCTTCGTCTTGCTCGTATTCCATAACGACAGTAACGATTACAGAGCCTTCACCAACAGTTGTGTCAAATTTGTATTGCATTTCTTAATCCTTAAAAGTACCCTTGCGAATTGCTTGGGCTGTCTGTAATTGTATAGATTTCTAAACACAATTGTCTAGGTGTTTATACCTACTCTGTAGTTTTTACGCCAAGACGCTCACTTGCTTGCTCTGATCTCCAAATGTCAGCTTTCATCTGGGCAGCAGTCAGCATCCACTTTAAGGTTTCTTCTTTCTCAATAGCGACCATTAGTCCTTTGAGTAGATCAGCATATTCGGAGTGGGCATAGGCTTCTCTCTCTTGGGCAACACCAGAATCAATCCCTCTGGCTAACGCATCCTTCATCAGCAGAGCCTTCTTTGTTTTACGAAACTCCTCAAGGTAGATTCTTTGGGCTTTTGCCTCCGCATACTTTGGTGCGTTTTCTAGGATGAACTCAATGGCTTTGTAAGGTGCTTTCATTTAATCTCCACAGAAGCAAGAAATAGCTTCCTCATCTTTGTCAAACATATCGGTTTGCTCTGCTGCGTATTTATACATTTGTGCATAAGTAGGCCTGTCAATAGCAAAGAACTTCCCATCACCAGCGCATCTTTTTGAGGCTTCTTCCTCTTGTTTAATCCACCACAATGCTCTTTCTGGCTTTTCTTGAATAAGGCTGAGAATCTGTGCTTTAGGCTTCAACATACATAAATCACAGTTTCCATGCATTGTTTTGCCGTTGATGTTTGGTAGGCCTAAGTCAAAATCTTGCTTCTTCCAGAAGTTGCTTACATCTTTAGAAGAAATTCCATCTTGCGCTAAAGGCAAATGCACAGTCTCATGCTTACCCTCTGGGTTAGGGTTTGCCCTAAATTTGACTACTCGTTTAGGCTCATCAGCACGAATCCCTAGGAAAGACTCCCATTCCTCCCAACCAACAGACTTTAAATATCTGTAAAAAGTCCTAGTTTTTAGGTTAGCTGAACAGTATCTAGCCCTACCATTTGGTAACGCATTGTTGAAATGCTTAATGATCTGCTCAAAAGGCTCACCATTTCTGCTTGCTGTTTGGTAATCAACAACTTTAAAAGAGTGTTCACCATCAACCTCCACATATTCAAGCCAAGTAATTGGCACATTCCATTTTTGTGAGCAGTCATTAACAAACTTTAGGGTAGCTTCTTCTTCTTTGCCAGTATTAGCAAAGATCACTTTAGCTTCACTTGGTAGGCTCATCTGGTGAGCCAGTAGAACCTTGTAGAGCATAAAAGCAGAAGTCCTACCGCCAGAAAAACTAATGCAAGTCGGCTCTGTTATTTCGTAAGGATTCACTTGACTACTCCGATCATTCGTAATGCGGCTTCTGGGCTATCTATTCTTGCCAAGGTACTTCCAGACCAATTCTCAAAAAAGTCGGCTTGTAGCTTGGTTAAACGCTTTCTAGGCCCTGATTTCAACTCAACCAAAAATGTGTGGTTCTTGTAGCCAACCAAAAGATCAACAGGTAGGCCAATAATCCAGACGTATGCGCCAGCACCTCGCAAGGCTGAAACTATCTGTTCTTGGTTAGCATCAACTCTTGCTGCGTATCTCATTCAAGTATCCCATTCTTTATTTGCGCCATATAAGTACGAATCCTGTCTCTAGCACCAGAGCCATAGATTCGTTCTGCTCTCTCTAGCCGACCACGCACAAAGTCTCTGTCTTTGTTTGTTTCCCAAGTACGATAAAGTTCCCTTGCTTCTGCTTGTTCAAGGATTACCCTATCGTTTGGGTTTTCAATCGTCTTGCGAGAGTAAGTCACCAGTTAATTCCAATGCTTTGTTTATCAGGTGTAGAGGGTATGGGATACCTTCACGCACCTTGTCTAGTAGTTTCATAGCTTCATAGTGGCTCACTTAAAATTCTCCATGCTGTTGCCGCCACTTCTGGAACTTGCCCATTTCCACAGGCTTTAACTCTGTCCAATCGAGAGGCCAACCCATCATCCACTCCGAGAAATTCGCTGGCAAATGTTTTCCAGTCATCAACCGATAAGCACTTGTTAGCTTCGCTCCAAACTCCGTGCCAGTTTTTTGACTTGTCCTCACAAATCTTTTGCCTGTGTAAGTTATGCCGTTTGTTTGACCAGTCATGTAGTCTGAGGCTACGGGAGTGGGCCACCAACCAAAATCGTTCCCTTCTGTGGGGTGCGCCAACGTAGTCTGCTCCCACAATACCCCATCTCGCATCAAACCCCAATTTGGAAAGGTCTGCAAGCACTCTGTCGAGTCCGTTATTAACGAGCATTGGGGAATTCTCCACAAAGACGAATTTTGGTCTAACTTCGCCAATAATCCTCCCCATCTCTTTCCATAATCCACTTCGCTCTCCGTCAAGGCCAGCCCCCCCCCCTGCGGCTGACAAGTCTTGGCATGGAAATCCTCCAGATACAACATCAACAATTTCTCTCCAAGGTTTTCCGTCAAAGGTTTGAACGTCATCCCAAATTGGGAAAGGCGGGAGAAGTCCGTCATTTTGTCGGGCGCACAGTACGCTTGCTGGGTAGGCTTCCCATTCGACTGCACAAACTGTTCTCCAACCAAGGAGGTGTCCACCAAGGATGCCTCCACCAGCGCCTGCGAAAAGAGCCAACTCATTCATACACCGCCTTTCATTTGTTTAGCAAATTGACGAATGTAGTCAGGCATAGGTGCAGCCTTCTTTTCGTCAGCTTTAATCTTTTCCAATGCAGGGTCAGGCTCATTCTTTGATGGAACTGTGAGCCTCACAATGTCAGCAGGATTTTGTTTAGGTGCGTGAGTAGTTCTCACCCAATTACGCCAAGTAGCAAACCAATCTAGCTTCACACCTTTCTGACCAGCTTGGGCTATCCAGTAATCTTTAAATTGATCAAAGGTTCTGGTGGGGTGAAGTTCTGGCCTTGTCTCTTTACAAAACTGTTCCCACTCCAATGGAAAAGAAAAATCATTGGCGAGGCGTTTGCCGAGTGTCTTCTTCTCTTTCTTTGTCTCTGCCTCTGTCTCTCTCTCTCTCTCTGTCTCTGGGATAGCATCTTGCAATCGTTCTGCTAGCACTCCGCTAACAACAGTAAAAAAGTTATTATCAATCAATGGCTTAACACCAGACTGGTATTCTTTTTCAGTTATGTGTAGACGAAAGACTAGCTCATCTAGTGAGCCATCAAAAACACCATCTTTTGACTCACTTGCAAGCAACCAGAGCATGGGTGCTATCGCTTTGCTAGCAATAGGCAAGCGCATATAAACTCTGTCGTTTAACAGGTCACGATGTAATTTAATCCACGGAGGGCATCTGTCTTTGTAATGTTGAAAGACGGCCCAATTCTTTGGCTGTAAAAGCATATCATCCTCGCACAGTCCACCCACTAACACAAAGAAACAATCGGCAGGCGGGGAGGCTCGCTTTTCGGTTGGGAGATCAAGCCCAACCTAGCCGTGTTTCAAAACATTGTATCAAATAAATTGATTGTTGGTAATTTCTTTTTTGACTGGTCTACCAAGCAATCGTTTAGCTTGTGCGTTCATAACTGCATACTCTGATTTGCTAAAGATACCCTTGGCGTTACGAATGTCGAAAGGGTTTAGTAAGCAGCGAGTTTCGTCTTTTGGCCTGTTCTCAATCAAGTGGTTAGCAAGGGTGTACTTAGCCACTCTGTAGCGACCAACCTGAACCTCCTCTGTGGTTAGATCACCTTTGTATCGTAGTTTCTTAGCTGTGGACAGCACAGAGGATTTGGGCATACCTGTTAGGTCACAGACTTCTTGTGAAGTAAGTGGGCCATTCTGGAGGGCTTTAATTATTGCTTCTTGTGTCATTTAAACCATTCTGGTCTGAGTTCTTTGAGTTGATAGATTCGTAACAGGGGGATTGTCTTCCAATGCCAGACAGCCGCCCGTTTGATTCCAAGGATACGAGCAAGCTCACTCTGTGAGCCAGCAAGTTTGATTGCAGTTTGTTTGTCCATCTCTCAAGTATAGCAAGGTAAACAGTTTGTTGAAAGAAAGATACACTAGGGAAAATACTTAGTAAATAATTGTTGATCTGTATGTTTAGTTTGCTATACTGACGTCAGCCCACAGCAAAACGCAAATGGGTCTTTTTAAGGAAACAAAATGAACTTCGAGAAAATTATGGATTACGTTACAGCAATATCAATCGGTGTTGGCATGGCAGTTTTACTGGTTGCATGGTGGTCAACATGAACACACGATTCTTAGTCCACGTTCGTAAGATATTTGCTACCTACGATGCCCCTCCAGAGGTCATTAGAGGCTACCAAAAGCAATGGGTAAGGTCAGTTAGGCACTTAGGTGATAAATGGCTTGTAGCGAAACAAATCCAGAGAATCCAATGATTACAAGACAAGACGCAATCAAGGATTTAACAGGGCCACTTTACTGCTGCTACTGTACTGAACCTAAGACCTACGGCTCATGCTGTGGAGAAAACCACTTTGTAGAGTTTAGCGATCTCTATGAAGAAGATAAAGAAGCAATGATTGAAGAATATTTAAAGGAAGAATGATGGTACATAAGAAGTTAATGCAAGCACGAATCATGTTGCAAAACGCACCTCTCAAGAAGTCAGGCCACAACAAGTTTGCTGGCTACTCATACTTTGAACTCGGTGATTTTATCCCCACGATCAATGCAATCTTTAACGAGGTTGGTTTGTGTGGTGTAGTCTCCTATGATTCAGAGATTGCAAGCCTGACGATCACAGACACAGACGATGGTACTAACATCATCATCACAAGCCCAATGGCTGATGCTAACCTCAAAGGCTGCCATCCTATTCAGAACCTTGGTGCAGTAGAAACCTACACCAGACGCTACCTCTGGGTAACAGCAATGGAGATCGTTGAGCATGATGCTCTGGACTCCTCTGCACCTATCAAAGAAGTAATCATCACACCTACACAGGGTGCAATGGAGAGCCTTCCAGAAGATGAACAGAATTATCTTAGAGAGTTAGCAATGGATTTAATTTCTCTCTGTGATAAAGAAGAACCTAAGGCAGCTTGGGTAAAGTTGGAATCAGAGAACCTAGATGCTGAACAAAAAGTAGCATTGTGGACTCTGCTTCCTAGCAAAGTAAGATCAGCAATTAAGAAAGCGAAAGAGTAATGGAATACGACAACAATAACCGAGGCTCGTTGTTTAAGAACGACCGCAAAGACGATGCTAAATTTCCTGATTACAAAGGAAGCATTAATGTAGATGGGACTGACTACTGGCTATCAGCTTGGATTAAAGTCAGCAAGGATGGACAGAAGTTTATGTCTCTGTCTGTCAAGAACAAGAACGCTGACGCTTCTTTGCAGCCTAAGAAAAAGGTTAAAGAAGAATTTGACGATTCAATGCCGTTTTAAGTTAATAGGGGGCTTAGTCCCCCACATCAAGGAGAAAATAATGGATTACAAAGAAGCGTTTAAAAGAATTTTTGTTATGCCTGACTTCCCAAGAGTTAGGACTACAGACCCTATAACTTCTTTTGAAGCAGCAGAGGCTATTAAACCAGTAGCATCTCAGCATCACCAAATCATCCTAGATTGCCTAAAAACTCATGGTGCGCTAGGCAAAGATGGTATAGCTTCGTTGTCTGGATTAGATGGCAATCAAGTCGCTAGACGCTTAAACGAGATGAAAATAATTGGCTTGATTGAGTTGACAGGAAACACAGTCAAATCTAACTCAGGTAGGAACGAGAGAGAGTGGACTACTAAGCAATAAGCACTTCTAATGCGTGAGCAATATGTTTCTGTCTATCAGCTAAACCTATTGTTCCGCCATTGATCTTTTTAGTCATGGTTACATAATCTCTGGCATCAGCGTACTGGTTTAGTTTGTGGGTTTGCCAGAAAAACCCTGCTGTAAGGGCTGCATACATTGGAGTAGCAACTAGGTCAGGATTCATCACAAAGTCCTCTCCTAATGCTTTTCCTGCATGGAAATAGTTGCTATGACCAGTAAGCTGAAAAAGTCCTCTGCCTCGGAAACGATGCCCATCCCCTGAAGCCTCATCCCTGTTTCCCATCCTGTTTGAATAAACAGAGTTAGCAATTTTCTTAGGATTCTTTTCGTATTGTTTGGCAAACTCTAAAGTAGGAAATCTTTTAGGCCATACTCGCATCAGAGTTTCCGCCCTGTATTGAAGATTCTCCTCAAGCGTTTTAAAGTTACCACTTTCATGGGATGCCTGACCAATGAAAGATGCTTGTTGAGCAGGTGTTGAAATATCAAACCTAGAGAAAGTTTGATTCAAAGGCTCTACCCATTGTTCACCAATGTGAAGCAGTTTTAGTTTTTCACTTGTTACCATTTAGCAAATCTCTCATTTGATTGTACGAATCTACACAAGCATTGAGTGCAGCAGTATTCCTATCACCTTGAGCCACTATTTCTGCGATGGCTTGGAGGGTTGCTCGCTCGGCATCAGAAGCTGTGTCAGTCGGTCTGTCAGGTTGACTGGTTGTTTCTGGATTTGTGGGGGCAATGGGGGTACTTGTGGGGGCTTGTACACAACTTGGGGAGGGGAGGCGCACCCTGCCATCCCTAATAGCACGATCAAGAGCAGACTGTTTCTGAGTGACAACATTATTAACCTCCAAAAGTTTACCAGCAGTAGCGTTTAATTGTTCGTTAAGTTTCTGTTCAGTCTGACGAGATTCCTCATTCTTGCGAGCAATCTCAATCTGCATCTCTTTGTCCCTGTCTGACCAACCGAAATGGTATCCACCTCGATATGTACCAAACAAGGTTATACAAAGAACAACCAGAACCCAAGGTAATGGTATGCCAAACATTAGCCCACCTCTTTACGAGCCATAGCCAATTGCTCTCTATCGTGATCTGCTTCTAGCAATTCAGGAGGAGTAGTTGGAGGAGGAGGAGGTGTCCATGACTCATCTAAATCAGGGTTTTTAAAGTTAAGCCAGTTAGGTGTTGAACCTGTTGAAGTCCATGTAGAAGTAGGTGTTACAGACGCTTGAACTACTGGAGGAGGGGTAGGTGTAGGAGGAGGCGTAGAAGTGCCTTGGATGGCGTTTAAAGCTGTTCCTACACCCTTCTTACCGATAACTCCACCAATACCACCAACAATCAACAGAACAATGTCGTTCAACATCTTGGTGTAGGCCATATCTATCGGGGCCATACTCTTAATAGGCTGAGTCACAAAAGTAACAGAGTAGAGCAAAGCAATAACAATGAAGCAAAGAATCAATGTGACCATGACGACCACAAAGCCCCATACATAAGTTTCTACTTCCTCAATTGTTGGTCTTTGTTTCTTGTACATCGTTGACTTTCTTTTCAAGAATAGGGGCTACTAAATACTCAGGGCAAGTCTGGGTAAATAAGCACTTAGGCTTTTGGCAGTTAGCATGGACAAAGTTATCGGGATTTTGACAAAAATACCTGTAGCGATCTTCGCATCCAGATAGAAAGAGGACTGATATCAAAAAGATATATCTCATGCCATCACATCCACGGCCTTAACCCATTGAGTCTTAATCTCTTGGGCTTTTTGTTGCTCTTGGCATTGACGATTGAGTTCTGCCAACCTTTGCATATTCTGTTGATGGATAACCCTATGAGCCTCCCATAGCATCCTAGCGTTCTCTTGATAAGTGGTAATTTTCATAACCCAATCTTTCCAAGTAAAAGGTTAACAATCTTGTCTGACAAGTCATCAGGCAAGAACCTGAGAAACCCTAGAAACCACCAAGCAACACACCCGTAGCAGAACACCCTGCAAAACAAGTCAAATTGCTTCTGGTACTCGTTCACCTACCACAACCGCCCTTCGGACATAGGCTCATCAATTCATTTATACCAATAAAGACTAACAGTAGAACAAAAGCAACACCACCAATAATCATGGCTATCTCTTGCATTTCTTCTTCTTTAGCTTTGGCTTCCTTCTCAGCTTTCTTTAAAGCACTAATCTCTCTAGCATCATCCCTGTCCATCTCAGCTTGTCTAGCTTTGATCTTGTTCCAAACATCAATCTTGCCTGTTTGCATGAACAACATCTTTAATTCTTCTTCAAAGGCTCTGGCTTGCTCTAGTGCCATCTCGATCTGTAGAGCAGCACCCATGTTAGAACCCTTCTTCTCCCTCTTTGCTTGAAGCATAGCCTTAGTTGCTTGGCTCTTAGCATCAAACATCTTGCCAATCATGGGCGCAAGACCGCCTAGATCATTGGCTACCTTACTAGCCTTCTTGACCATCGAAATGGCACTTTGTAGGCCATTTAGGGCTGTTATCGGGTCTATCATTTCCGCTCTACCTTCTTCCATTCAAGGCATACTACCTTGCGGTTATAAACATCACCTGTCCATGACCACCTTACGCACCTGTATTCAGCTTGTAAAGCTAATACAAGTAACAAAGTCATTTTTCTTCACGAGCCAGTTTCAAATGTTGATATTTAAAGTAGATGTTTGCGACAAGACCAACCAAGCCGATAATCACACCACAAAGCGCACCAAATTCATTGGCTGATAAACCAAAGAACACAGCACTACCTGCACCACCATAGGTAGCTACTGAAGATACTTTTGTTGCGACTTCTGCGGTGTTTTCCATTTACTTTGCCTCTGTTACTGTATTTAGAGATTGCTTCAACATTGTGAAAAAAGCGTCACGACCAACTTGAAGCTGGTCAACATTAAACTTTGCAGACGATAACTTTCTGTCAAGGTCTGCGACATGGTTGATTAGTACTTGTTGTTCAGGAGTCATATCCTCGAACTGGTACTCTACTCCGTCAATCGTCAATGGGGTTTTTGTGTTGTTGCCCATGATTTTCCTTTAATGTGCCACTAAGTTCAGGTAGTGGCTTCCTGTTTTACCAAGGTGTACCAGTAGCCTTAACAGGGTTCTTCAGCAAAGCAATCTGAGCCGCCAAAGAAGCCTCTGTAGCTTCCTTATTAACAGATTCCCACACCCAATTAAGGACTGTGGCTTCTGTGAGATTTTCGTACGCAATAACTGGAGTACCACTTGCCCACGATACTGTTGCATAAACTGATGCTGTGTGATCGCCATCAGTAGCAGTTGCTTGCCAATGCGCCACAGTTACAAAATTGTTTGATGTATCTCTGTCGAGATTACTAATTGTCCAGACTATGTTCATGTTAATTCTCCTTAAAAACCATGATTTGCAAAAACGCCATGCAACTCTTCTCTAGCCAATTGCACAAATTCTCCAGCATCTTCTTTTGATTTAAAAGTTCCAAGATGCTTACATTTACCATTTACTTTAATTCTACCTATCCATTTGTTACTTCTTTTGTCCCATATAACACCTTTAATTCCAGAAGTGTTGTGAGCATACATACCAGCATTGCGCTGATTGTCTGCTTTAGTTGCTGCCCTAAGATTGCCAATGTCGTTATTCATTGGGTTGCAATCAGCATGGTCAACGATTTCGGGAAGATAACCATAGTGCATTAGAAATATGATTCGTGCTAGTGGATAATGTTTTTTATTAATTTTGACAGTAACATGATGAACCGACCAACACCCCGCTTTTTTCCCTGCGTGTTTTGGATTCCATTGCTTAAAAGTTAAGTCACTATTGAAATCAGATCGAGGGCGCTCTTTCCAATACAAAACACCATCCTTGTACTCAAACAAGCGGTGTGCTTCTTCTTGTGTCAAGGTCATGATGTTTTCCTTTTAAAGATTAGCGGCATCTAAACGAGCCTTGAGTGAGTCAATTATGGCTTGTTGTTCTTGGATGGCTTTAACCATTGCGGCATAAATACCATCTTTTTCAAGACCAAATCTAGTTACTGTTTCTTCACCATCTTTAGTTTCAAATTCACGAACCAAGTCTGGCATGACAGTTTGCACTTCTTGAGCAATAAAGCCATATTGCGTACCCTGATTTATCTGATTATTTTTCCATGCGTAGGAAACTGGGCGTAAAGCAAGAACCTGTGAAAGACCCCAATTTAAATCTTGAACATCAGTTTTTAGACGAGCATCTGATGGATTTGTACTAGTTAAGACACCAGCGTTTGAATAAACTGTTCCTGTGCCAAGAGAGTACAACTGAACAGAATCATCGTTTTTAACTAATAATGACTGTTTAACTCCATTTGAAGAAACAACCAATAAACCCCCAGAAATTGTGGATGTGTAATTAACAGCCAGCATACCGCTTGAGTCTATACGGGCACGTTCTGTGTCGTTAGTTTGAAAAGCCATTGCACTATTTGTGCGAGTACCAAACTTACCTACACCACCTTCAGCTTTGATAACAGCTTTCAAGCCATCGGAAGCACCATCCCAAACACCAAACTCGTTGTAGTCGCTATCAACACCATTGCGGATGATGAACGATTGCTGTGAGCCTTTGAAAGTTGCGATGTTTCCTGACGATGTTGTAGTTCCAACTAAAAGTCGCCCACTAGCATCCAGAGTCATTGCCTGAGTCCAAGTGATGGTGCTACCAGCAGTGCCTGTTGCCGCCGCTGTTGACCAAATGTGGGATCCCAAAAATTGGTTGTATCTTGTTGGTTTATAAGTGGATGCAGTATTTTGATAAACCCAATTACCCGCACTGTTGTAGTAGGCATTGGTCGTCATGTTGCTGTCATCGCCAAAGCTAGACAACCCTAATGAATAGGTTGCGCCAATCTGCATTGCTTTAGCACTAGCCCAAGCACTAGGAGTAACTCCCAAGCCTAGATTGCCTGAGGAGTCGAGGCGCATCTTTTCTGAGCCGTTGGTATAGAACGCAAGCGGTAAAGCCCCAAGAGAGCCAATTATCGGAAAACCTCCTGTGTAACCAAGGAAACCAAGAGAAGACGATGCGCCCCATTGAACTTCACCACCATAAACTGTCAGCTTGCTTGCAGGACTACTTGTACCAATACCCAGACCTGTGCTGGTTAGGCGCATACCTTCAGCCGCATTGACTTTGAAACCAATATAAGCAGAAGATTGTGGGGCTGAAAGAATTAACGGCTCACCAGCACCATTAAACGATTCAAGGATTGTTCCGTCAGATGTTGTAACAAATCGACCATATCGTGTATTTGCCGTGTTGTAGGCTCTTATTTCACCTTGTGTTCCAACAGCAAAGTTAGTCCCATCAAAAGTAAGCGCAGAACCGCTTGTAACAACCTTAGAGCCGTTTAAATACGCTACTCCGTTAGCAGTACCTCCAGAGAGGGTTACATTGCCTGAGATGCCAGCAGTACCATTTACATCCAATTTATAAGCAGGGGATGCAACACCTATTCCAAGATTCCCCGATGTGTTAAGACGCATTTGGACAGACGCACCATTGTCACTAGAAAATGCTGTGCCAACACTAGAGCGAATAAAAGTTTCATTAGCAAGAGCGCCAATAATGTAGTTTCCTGCCGTAGTAGAACCCATGTATCCAACAGGAGTTCCTGCTGAACCAAAAAAAGTAATAGCACTATCACCACTAGTTCCATATATGCTTAATTTAGAAGCAGGGCTTGCAGTTCCTACACCAAGGTTAGTTCCATCAAATACTAAAGAACTTCCGCTAGTAACAACCTTTGAACCATTAAGATAAGCAACTCCATTGGCTGTACCTTGATTAAGCGTTAGACTACCAGACGAGCCAACAACATAAGGGTCATTAGAAGTGCCAGATTGCCAATCTTTCAATTGAGCCATCAACTCACGGATAGCATCATTGATACCACTTGGGCTGCAGCCTTCCGCAATATTGATCGAGTCAATGTCTGTGTTATTCGCAGGGGTTGCGCTAAATTCCGAGATTTTTGTCTTTGGCATGGTTTATTCCTTATTCAATTCCAAGTAAGTTACGCTGTTCTCGGTCTAAGTCTTCAATAGACAACAGACCACGCATTGCAGTTGGTGCTACAGCCCTGAATGGGCCACCAGTTATTTGTGGAGTACCACCATAACGCATCATGTTAGACAAGTCCTCTACGCTACCTCTACGCATATTAGTAGCAGCTACACGAGAACCTGCCGCACCTAATGCCATTGGAATACCAACAGCAGGGGCCATTACAGTTGCTCCACCAGTAAAGATTCCGCTTACAGGGCCAGTCGGTGCAAATCGACCAAAGAACTTCAGCATATTTTGAACATTGCCACCTTTAGCGGCTTGCTCAATGGCAGCTTGTTCTTCTTTAGTAAACAAACGCATTTTCTTATCATTCTTGGCAAGTTGACGTAGTTGTGTAGCAAGTGAGTTTTCTTCACCAGACTGAGTAAACTTACTTTTATCTAGTTTTGCATCGTTAAGCATATCCTCAAAGACTTCAGCCTTCTTCATTCTTGAATAAGCGTTACGAGCCTCAGACCACAATTGACCTGCGTTTTTCATGTCACCAGAAGCAATAGAGTCTTTGGGAACAGTCATTAAGTAATTGTCATATTCATCCAAAAGGATAGATGCAATTCGTCTTTCTTCTGGGTCTGTGCTTTTTTGACCACCACGAATCATCTTACGCAAAGCCTGTAGTTCAGTCCAATCTTTAGACTGAGTAGTGGATGTAAGTTCCTCAATAGCACCAGAGACTTTTGGATATGCTTTAGGCGTATAACCTTCTTCTCTCAATCCTTTTGCAATTTTATCCATTGAATTAACAAACTCATCAGTTTTTAACTGAACACCAGATTGTTGCAATTGGTTATATCTATCTGTGGCAATCTTGTCTAATGCTTGTGTAGATAATGCTTCTTCTCTTTGAGGGCGTTTAACACCACCAGCCATACCAGTAGCCAATGTGGTAGCAGCACCATACAAAGGATTACCAGTAGTTTCTGTTACTGTTTGACCAGTCATAACAGCAGTAGGAGAAACAATTGCTTGAGTCCTTGGTGCGACAGCAAGTTGCTCTGTAACTCCACGAGTAACAGGAGATGCAGCAGTAGTCGATGCTTTAATCAAAGCAGGAATGGTTCTAGCAACACCAGTCATTGCTTCTAATCCGCCACCAACTACTCGCTCTGTTGGAGTCTGTGTTTCAGGCGCAGCAGGAACACCTGCTCTCGTCATCAGGTTTTGAATTGCTTGAGATGCTGGTATTAGTCGCTTATCAGTAAATGGAGAAGCAACCAAGTTAATCAATGAATTCAAAGCATCAGCAGCAGGTACAGCCATTGAGCCTACTAAAGCACCAACAGGGCCACCATAAGAGCCAATCTGTGCGCCAGCTAATGTAGGGGCAACAGCACGATAAGCCAAACCTGCACCACGCTCAAATGATTCTTTAAGTGTTGGAGATTTTGGTTGAGCATTTTCTAACTCATACCTGCGTCTAAACTCAAATTCTTCTAGTTCATCCATGATTAACCGCCTTGCTGTTTTTTAAGCCATTGCTGGTAACGATCTTCTTTAGCAGGTTCATATTTGAATGGAGATGTTTCAATTTGTTGTTTTGGTACAACTGGTGCAGGTATTGGTGCAGTAATTTGATTTGCCGCACGACCAGAAGCAATTTCAGCAGATTTAAGCAAGTTAGTAAGACGCTCTTGCTTTGTTTTAACTGTTGCTGCGCTATCACCCAATTGTGGGAAATAAGACTTTTTGTAACCCTCTAACTGTTCACGGGTATATGCCGCACCAGTTCCCAATGTCAGAGCCGCATCAAGAATATCAGATTGTGCTGCCTCAACAATTTGACGTTGCTCGGTGTTAATCTTGTTTGGCAAGAATTCTGTGCGAGAAACAAAACGAGAAATTTCAGCCGCAGTATTGGGCATAGCCGCTTTAGGGTCAGCACCAATAGCTTGATTTAGTTGTCCAACGCTGAAGTTCAAACGGCTTGCTAAAGTAGCCGCCTTGCGCTCACCTTCAGTTGCCACATTAACATTAGTTACAGGGCGTTTTTGCTCTTGCAATCTAAGGTATGCAGCTTGTTCTGGCGGAGTCAACTTGCTAAAGTCTTGGAACTCTTTAATTGAACCAGAGGGTACGGCTTGTTTAGCCAATTCATAGGCTTGGAAAGTTCCTGTAAATCCTTGGCTTTTTGCTAAGTTGTATTCAGCAATTGAGGAGGGTACTGGCTCACGCTTTGGTGCGCCTTGAGCAACAGTTTCAACTTTGTTAGTAATTGGGTTAACACGAATAAGATTTGCACCTTCAGCCAATGTAGTGGTTTCACCACCCATAGCCTTCTGAGAAGCAATCAATTCAGTAAGTGCTTTGCGACCTTCTGGAGTTGCCATCAATTTAGGTGCTAATGCTTCCAAACCAAGACCTGCTGCTTGTGGCATATTTGGCCCTGCAATCTCTTGACCCATCATATTAGTCAATGGTGTATCAGCAAATGTCTCAGGGCGATAGGCTTGTGAAATTAAGTTCTCAACACCTTGTTGACGCATTAAGGCTTGTTGCTCTAACTCTCTTTTCTTCTTCAATTCTTGAATCTGAGCATTTTGCAGTTGCTGTTGCAGACCACCTTGCATGGCAGTTCTGTAGGCTTGTTGACCTTGCTGAAGTCCCTCAATCACAGATGATGCACCTCTACCACCTTGGAACAGACGACCTGCTAATGCGTAGAGGGCTTGGGCTTGGGCATCGTCACGGCTACGCTTTATGTCTTCTGGAGACATACCCAAAAGACCCATTGTGTCCTGACCGCTAGTGCCGAAAATATCTAATAATCCTGCCATGATTATTCCTTAACTCTTACCAAATAACTTGTTCCACCCACCACTTAGCCAGCCAGTATTGCTTTCAATACCACCCAACAAAGCAGCAGTTCCTAATAAATTTTGGAAGTTAGATGGCTGTTGAAAACTGGTCATTGTGTTTTGACGACCTAATGGGTTTCCATAAACACTAGACAAGAAGTTTGTCAGGTTCTGTTGTGGCTGAGTTTGCTCGTAGTTGAATCTAGCAATATCAGCTTGTTGTTGTTGGCCTGTGTAGCCTTCACGCATCTGACCTGCTTTAAGCATATTCTGAATGTCTTGGTAGTCAGCTTGAGCCATCTCAGGTGCAGCCATCGTAGCCGCTTGTTGGCGACCACGCTCTGCCTCGTAATTCTGATAAGCCAAACTTCCAGCAGTATCAGCCAAACTCTTAGCAAACTGACCACTAGCACGATCTTGCAATGTCTGCATAGCACCACCGCCATAGCGACCAGCACGAGATGCCGCAGAACCTACATCACCTAATGTCTGCTCAAACCTAGACTGAGCCGCTTGTGCAGCAGGTTGAAACGCACCCTGAAAGAATGGATTGCCTTGCAAGAAACCACCAGAGATAGTGTTTTGCAATTGACCTTGTGCAGACGAAAGCAAGGGATTACCCTGAGAAGCACGAGCCTCTAAAGCCTGTATTCCAGTTTGAGTGGTTTCTGATGGGCTTACATAAGTCTGACCAGAATAGTACTGAGGGCCACCAGCTTGGTATAGCTTTTGTGCCTCAGTCAAACCATACGATAAGAATGGTTGAATTGTTGGGTCAATGTTGGATTTAGTTTCTACAGCCATCTTTTACTCCTAGAGTTTCGGATTCCAAGATGGGTCATCCATAGAATCCATTATAAATTGAAAGTTAACCAATAACAACATATTTGTAAGTCTTATTGGCGGTTGAATTTGCAAAATGCGTGATCGTAGCTGTTCCCTGTCCTTGGCTACTAACGTAAACACCATTAAAAGTAGCACTTCCAGAGCCACCCACTAAATTCATAGTAGCTATGGCTGATGGCACAGCAGGTCTGGTTGGACTTGTGCTTGTATCGAAATGCTCAATAGATACACCAACGTCAGCAGTTCTCCAGACAATCTCAACGTAATCATTAGCAGCCATGTCAACAAAGAAATTCAATGCAGCAATCATATGGCTAGGGTCACCTGAACTTTTCCTTGCAGGAGGGTGAAATCTACTGTTTGAGTTTGCGATATTTGTTCCATTCTTGCGAAACCAAACATCAACGTCATGTCCATCGTTTGTGGTGTTCTTAAACTGAATGGAAAACTGTAAATTGTAAAGTCCTGCGTTTGCAACATTTAGTCTTGAACTATTTGATAACGTAACTCCATTAGAGAAGTCAGTTGTATTAAACGTAATAGGATAAGCAACAGTCGTACTAGCAGCAGTCTGGTCTGTAGAGTCCTGAAAAGCCCCATAGGGAATAGAATCAGCAAAGGCAGCAGCAGAGGTAGGGACAAACAAAATAACGCTGTTTCCACCTATCCTAAGATCATTCAAAGTGGTAGTAGTAGCACCACCAGTAGCCAGAGTTATTGAGCCTGTGTTGTTAGTTTTGCCATCCATGATTCCACGGATAATCTCAGCAGTCTGTCGCTGATCTCCACCAAAAGGAGGAAGCGTTCTAAACATTATCGAACTCCCTGACCTTGAAGTTCAACATCCAAACCAACAGCAGTTTTCCATTGACCAGTAGGGATAACTTGAAACTGGTGATAGTTACCATTAGACCTGAGAGATACCCTGTTTTCAGAATCAGCCGCTACAGCAGTACCAAAGCTAGGTTGCTCACTTAGAAGTGTCCTAGAAGCCACAGAAACAGTCGCAGAGCCTCCATCAACCAAAGGTCTAGCCAAAGTAACCACCGATCTACCACCAGCGTTTAGATCGCCAGTTACGATGTTGGCAGTAGCGTTAGCACCATTGTAGGTAACAACATAAGCACCACTCGTACCACCAAGGAAGTACTTACCACCCATGTAAAGGATAGAGTCCAAGCTAACAGTCAAAGCATCAATACTATTAGAGATCGAATCTAAACCTTCAAGCGTAGTGGCAGAGGTAGAAGCATCAGAGATAAAGTCAGTCCCTGCATTACCATAAGTCCACTTCTTAGTGTTGAAGTTGTAAATGATGAGTTGACGCTGTGCAAATGTAGTCTTGAAGTTCCAGATAACTAACTTGCGAACAGGGTCAATAGCCGCTGACATTGAGTCAAAGCCACTTTCATCAGCATTTGAGAAGAACCAACGATCTACCTTCTCTGAGCCAATGGCAGTCACATTCTGACCATCGCACATATAAAAGCCATCGTCTGACAAGAAAAAGGTTACACCCTGAACTTGTGCAATAGAACCTGCTGCGATACATCCCTTACCACGAGAGATATTGTCAAACTGGAAAATAAATGGAGTGCCGATATAACTCATGCGAGAGATACCTTTTTCCATCAAAACCAAACCAAACTCACCACCACGAATTCCAACAATCTGACCGCCATCAGGGATGTCTTGAAAGTCAGCTTGTGTTACTTGGCTAGAACCCCATGTAGTCTCATCATTGATTCCAGACCAACGAACACGAGCAGGGTAAACAGTAGAACTCTCAGTCGTAAATGCAGTAACCACAAAGTCACGAACTACTGTCAAAAACTTACATATAGGTGCGCTTCCTGATAAGTCAGCAAATGCCGTAGAAGTACCCAAGGTGAAAGATTGAATCGGGTCACTATTGTTTGTCCCAATAATTGCGTTACCAAACTGAGTAAATCTAAATCTATCGTTACTAGCATTAGGTGTGTAGCCACCAGTTTTAGAAACATTGGTCAAAGCACCAACGCCAGAAACATCGAATATCTTGGTTGAGCCAGCAGCAAACAACTTAGTAGCATTTGTAGGGGTTTTCCCTGCTACCAATGTAGTCAAGTTTTCAGAAGCAGCCGCAGAGAATGTAGCCGCTGTTGGGAATGGGCCATAACCAATAGCCTGAGAGACTACGTTCTTTGCATCCACCAAAGCACCAGAGATGCTAGGCTGGTCAGGCATCCACTCACCAAATACTAATTTTGTCGTAGCCATGTGTTACTTCCTTGAGCCTGAATTGTCCATGTATTGTCATTAGCAGACACAGGTGTCCATGTGTTTGAGTCACTTGAAACTGTTGTCCAAGTATTTGAATTTGTAGAAACTGGAGTCCAAGTGTTATCGTCTTCTGGTACTGGTGTCCAGTTCTCACCAAGGATTACACCTTTTGCTGTGATCGTAGCCGTACCATTTACAGACGCTACTCCTGCGTAAATTGCGGAAGCAGAGGCCGTAAAATCTGCATTACAAGTAATACCTGCAATAGCATTTTGGACTCTGATTGCATCAGCAGTTACAGTTGCAGTTGCATCTATGATACCAACAGCATCTCGAACACGAATTCCTGTAGCACTAACAGTTGCGCTACCAGTTATAGACGCTACGCCTTCAGCAACCACACCACCATTAGCTGTTACTGTTGCATTGCCAGTAATCGAGGCAACACCATCCTTAATGATGCCACCAACAGCAGTTACATCAGCGTTACCTGTGATACTTCCAGACGCAAACTGAACTCTTGTTCCATCCGCAGTAACTGTTGCATTAGCGTCAATAGCACCAGAGCCAAACTGAACCCTGATTGCATCACAAGAAACACTAGCTGAACCTTCAATGCTTGCACTAGCGAATTGAACCCTGACAGCATCAGCCGTAACTGTTGCCGTTCCATCTACCGCCCCACTACCAAACTGAACCCTTACCGCATCAGCCGTAACAGTCGCAGAAGCACTAACAGACCCATAGGCATCCCATAGGGTAACTGAAGTGGTGTAGAGTGGACTATCGAGTGTGAGTGTTAAGTCATCAATGCTAGACTTTAAATTGTCTAGCGAGTCAATTGTCCACGGAGGCAGTAAATCAGCCATCTCACGCTAAAGTAACGCTCAATGAACCAGAGGCAATGCGAAACACATCACCAGTAGCAATGGTCTTAGATGCGTCAAGTGCTGTGTGATACAGCAAGTTACCAGAAGTAGAAGCATCACGAATACCAATGTGTGTAACAGTACCCCATGAGCCACCAGCTTGAGGGAACTCAACAGCAGCAGAATTGGTAGTCGCACCATTGCTAGGCGCACCAAAAGTTACAGCCTGACGAGCATAGCTAGTACCAGATACCTCAGTACCTGTGTCAGCATCTGTTGGGTCAGAGGTGTACAAAGCCACATACACAGTCGTTGGTGCTGTGTAGCTAGTTGCTCTCAAAGTTACATTGATGAGAGCATTTTCCAAGTAGTTTGACATTTCAGCCATAGTTTCACCTTGCAGTAAGTTTCATTGCCAATGGGACACCAGAGTATTGACCTTCTTCGTCAGACTTGGTAAGGGAGGAGATCGCTCTGTCGTACATAGTTCCCCATGTATTGATTCGTGCGTCATTCATTAAATATGGTTCTGCCTCAATCAATGCAGCATAAAGTAAAGCATCAGGTGCGATATTTAAAAACACATTAGATGCGTTACTGCTTGACAGATATGGAGGGGCAGCAAAGTACAGCATCCTCAATGTGTAAACACCATCAGGAGGAGGCGACAGTAAGAACTCATTAGCCAGAATTGTGTAAGACTTAGGAACACCAACTTCTGATGCTCTTGGGTCATTAGACAAAGCAGAGGGGCTAGAGTAACTCAATGGCTGAATTGGGTTTGTCAATGCGACAAAATCACGAATCTCTATAAAGTCACTAGGTAACTCAACAGTAGAGTCACCCGATACTGTAGCTGTTGTTACAGACTTGAGCATCTGACGAATACGCAGTTCTCTACGCAGACGATTCTCAGCAAATGTAATGAAGTCTGGAATCTGGTTAGTTAGATCAGACCTAGCCAGATAACCTGCAATCGAGGTCTTTAAATCAGAGTAAGTTGCGAAACTCATACTACTCCTGTCCTAGTGCGCCATGCACGATTCATTGGGTCATTTAACCAAGCAGCAAAACGCTTGTCATCAAGGACAGCAAAGCCACGCATGATTCCAGCTTTATTCAGATCATCAATCACAGTCATTGGGATGGATGCGACCTTATTGCCAAACAAATTATCAGACCATCTTGCACGTTCATCAAAGGAGTTATATTCCTTTTTATTCTGCTCAACAATGTCTGAAACATCTTGGCGAGTTTGAATAACGATGCCACCTTCGCCATCGGCATGAACAGCAGTTTGTCTAATGTTTTCCATACCTTAATTCTATCAGTTTGTGTAGAAAAGAAAATGCCCCAGAGGTTTAAGTCTGAGGCATTTTTCGGAGTTACCTTAGATTAAGGTGTAATGTCAGCAATGATGCCGTGAGCAGCTTCGTTCTTAACTTCCAATGTGAACTCGCACAACAATTGTGTAGACTCATTGTCGCCAGTCACAGCCAACTCGTTGGTCTGGAATGGGCGCAAGTAAGCGATAGCAGCCATGTCGGGGTCAAGCACATATGCAACTTCATCGCAGGTGTTGGTAGAAGTCATAAAGCGGTTAGGCACAACAGAAACTGTACCGAAATCGCTCAAATAAACGTCAGCCGCACCAATGATGGTAGTAGGAGCATTTGATGGGGCCATGAAACGCTGTGCAGCGATACCAGCAAAGCCAGAAACCAATTGCTTGTGTGCAGGGTTGACCATCAACACTTTAGGATTGCCACCAGAAGCGTAAACTTCTTTGATAACAGTCTTCAAGATTGTTTCTGTGAAAGTGCGGTTTGTGCCGTTGGTACGAGCAGTAGTGCCCAAAGAACCTGCAACACCATCAGTACCACCATCATAGTTAGAAGACAACCATGCTTGCAGACCACCCAATTTACGAGCAGTAGAACTGTTGCCGTTAGCAGCAACTTGGTTGCTCAACAAAGAGGTTTCCATGTCACGCTTGATTTCGCTAGAAGCCTTGGCAAGTTGATAAGCCTTTTCAGACTTACGACCAGCTTTGTCAACGCTCTGCAAAGTGCCAGAAATCTTGATAGTCTTCTGTGCGATCTGAGTGCGGTTGCCAACACGGGTAGTTGGAGACATGGTAGCGTCAGATGCTGTTGCACCCTCGACTGTGAAGTTGTCCAAAGTAGCAGCAGCCAAGCTGTCAGTCTGCCACTCGTGCAGAACAGCAGTAGCCTTTGTCTTGCCAATGGAAGACATAAAAGGGGTGTCTGTAGGGCTGATGTTATAGATAACGTCAGAGAGGTCTTCACGCATACCGATAGCGGTATAGGTTTGATATGTAGCCATTTTAAAACTCCAAAATTAAAAGAATCGTTCAAATGCTTTGGCAGCGTCTTGGACTTTTCCTGTCTCACGCAACCTTTGCATTGCCTGTTTGTCACTTGACGACTTAGTAGGAGGGGCAGAAGTTCCTGATCGCATCATCTTAGGAGCAGCTTGAAGTTTCTTGTTTACCTCTGGCTTGCTCTTTTGAAGTTGCTGATACTTCATCCCGTTATACAAAGTCACCACAGCACGACTGTCATATAGTTGACTGAGTTCTTGGTCTGACCACCCAATAGACTTCGCATAGTCACGGATTTGTTTCCGAACCGCATCACCCTGTGGAGTGGCTAACTCAGGAATCAAACTGGTTAACTTCTCAGACTCTTGACGGAGATGGTTTTGCAGAGAGGTCTGTTGCTCAGATTGTTGCTGTTGAGCAAGTCTTTGCTGTTCATTCCTAACTACTGCTAATTGCTTCTCTCGCTGACTCTGTTCAGCAACCGCCACGGCATAGCCAATGGGGTCTGTTTCCTTTAGAACATCTAAGTTAACACCCTGATTTTGCTGCGAAAGGAAGCTATCCAACGCTTGCAACTTCTGGGCATATGCTTGTCGCTCTTGTTTTACATACTCTAAATGTTGACGTTCAGCTTCGAGAGCTTTACGTTGTTCAGCTAGAGCCTGAGACTTTTTAGTGTAATCTGCACCTTGTTGATAACCCTTAATGAGTTCGTCAAGTTCTACCTCAACTTCCTCACCACTTGCCTTGACTTTATATCTAGGCTTGGGTTCTTCTTCTTCAGAATATTCAACTTCATCAGTCTCTTGTTGGTCTTCTAGTTGACCTTCGGTTTGGCCTTCTTCGGCTTCCTCAGAATCACCCATCATCCCTTCAAACGCTGAAGCGGCTTGGTTTACATCTAGGCTTTCACTCCCTTGTGGGTTGGTGTTTTCCATTTGTCATCTCAAAAATCGCTAGAAACCTTCTAGACGGAGGTGTGGCTTTTATACCACAGAATTACAAAATCTTCCACTTTTTCTCTTTGATTAGAGTTTCCGAGGCTAAGCCTTCTAGGTGTCCTGTAATCAATTCAATTGTCTTGATGTGTCTATAAGCATCTTCACGCTTATCAGATTCTTCACCACTTGTGTTAATTATTACACTAATCTGTTGTTTTTTCAAGTTATCTATGACTTCTATGAAAAAGTCATCATTAAGTAGGTTTCTGGCCCATTGCGCTGTTAGTTGTTTGTCCATACTGATTCTGTATTCCTGAAATTACATCGTTAATGGTAAGTGCTTGGCTAGGCATCACATCTCTACCCGTTCCCAAGATGCTCATCAGTCTGTCGTAACTCATGTTTGTGGGTTGGTTAAACTGTACTGGTGCAGGAACTTTGCCATAGTTAGGGTCTAGGAACTTCTCCCATTGAGTGCCACGCAATAACTCACGGCTACCAAAGTCAATTGGTGTTAATGGAGTGAATGGTTTAGAACCTATAGGTTTAATTGGGCTTGTCCAATCGCTAGGTATAGGTACTATTGGGAATCCTGTTTCGCCATTTTGACTAGCACCTAATACAGTTGTAGCCAACAAACCAAGACGAGCCAACTCAGCCAACTCAGCGGCTGTCCAACTTTTCTCTTTCTCTTTCTCTGGCTCTGTTTTAACAGGCTCAGTAGGAACACTTGTAGGTGCTGTTGGAGACATGACAAGAGGAATAGATGGCGGTTCTTCTTGTGGCTTCTCTGCTGGTGTACTAATCACCAATTGAGGAGGCGCAGAAGATACAGCACTAATAACGTCTGATATTGTTGTTGGTTTTTCTGGTTCAGCAGTAATCTTGAGATTCTCAAGAGGCTGAGTTACATTAGTTTGTAATGCAGTATTGACAGCGTTTATAACATTTGGTGCTACTGGTTCTGCTGGCCTTTGTGTTGTTATTTCAACAGGTGCTGGTTGAACAACAGGTGTAACAGTTGGTTGTTGAGCAATAGCACTAATTACGTCAGTAATGTTTGGGGCTACAGCAGGAGCAGAAATTTGGATAGTTTCAAGAGGCGCACTTGGCGTGACTCCTGTAAAAAGCGTTGGCTCAACAACAGGGGTAACTATTTGATCTATAGCTGGTGCAGAAACAGGTGCAGGTTGCGAGGCAATAATATTAGTAGCATCTTTTAATGCAGACGAAATAACTTCTGGCTTATATCCAGCAATCTCTAGTTGGTTGTTAATTTCTGCAATGCTAAGTCCAGAATCAGCCATATCAATGGCAGCATCAGAAGCAGCAGTTATTTCAGCAGAAGATGCACCACTCATATACCCTGACAAAGCACCACCAGCACCACCAAGCAAAGCACCTTTGGCAATATCTTGGTCAGTCAGGGCAGCAGTACCACCACCAATCAATGCGCCACCCAAAGCACCAGCAGCCACTTGATTAGCACCTGCTCCTAGCAAAGTATTGCCTAGCATACTAGGCGCACCCATAGCCGCTAAAGCTAGTGAAGCAATAGGAACTACAGCTTTTGCAATCGGGTCAGCACTTGATGCGCCCTGAGTGTAGAAAATTGGCTGTCCTTGAGCATCAAACTGAACACCATATCCAGTATTGCCCTTACCCTCGTAAGTTCCACCAAAGAACTCACCTGTTTGTCGTGTTGTGTAGGTGTTAGGTACTGCTTGACCAGTTACCTTGTTGCCATAGGTTTGCTCAGTTACAGTTTGATAAATTGGGTCACCCCAATCCTCGTAACCAACTATCTTTTGAACTTCTTGAGTTATAGGGCCAAACTGACTAATATCTGTGATTCCTGTTTCAGCAAGAATACGAGCCATGTCCTTAGTAGCAGCATCAGCACCATAACCACCTGTCCATTGAGAGGTGTTGCTTCTGGCTTTGATCTGACCAACTAGGTTGTTAATGATTGTGTTTTTATCTGGTTGTGCAGGAGCAGCAGCTTGCTGAATCTGTGGTTGTTGAATCTGTGGTTGCTCAATCTGTGGTTGCTGAATTTGCATAAGCAAGTCATCAAGAGACATAGCACCATCTTCATAGTTGAACGCTCTAAATCTGTCTCTTTGTGTTGCCATGATTAACCTTTGATCTCGACATTAGAAGTGATACCAGCACCGACCTTCATAGCTTTCAATTGAGCCTCAACCTCAAACTCTTGTTGCTTCATAGCAAAGTAAGCCTGTTGTTTCTCACGCTCAAGCATCAACTTAGCAGCCTCTTTCTCACGCATTAACTGCATCTCAAGGCTTGCCTTTTGTTGAGCCATCTGCATATCAATTTG